TAGCTTCCGATGGTTGGGACGAGAGCTGGGCGGAGTATGTCGTTACCCACTTCCGTGGTGTGAACACCTACAACATGGAAAGTGTCTATGGCACACGCTCCACAGGTCTTTCCAAGTATCGCCAGCAATATGATGCGGACGAACTCATTGAAGTGGTTTACGCTTTCCAACGTCTCATTGACCCAGAAGACGGAAGCGAAGGCATCTATCGCACCATCATGCACCCCAAGTTCACGGGCGCGGCTGATGTGCAAGCCTACGCCAAATTTGAATTGCTGAACGGGTACAACGACTACCCATTTGTTGTAACCCGTTTGAGCAATGATTCTAAGCGGATGTATGACATCCAGACGTTCCCTGAGCTGCTTCGTGGTTATCAGGACAGCGTTAAGACCGAGCGCGATAGCCGTACAGACCGTAACAGCATGGCTACGCTGCCTCCCATCATGCACCCCGTGGGCAACCCCCCAGCGGATTGGGGGCCAGGTCGCTTTGTTCCCTATCGCCGTGCGGGTGAGTTCTCGTTTGGCCCTGTTCCGCAATACAATCCAGGTAGCGTTGAGATGGAGAAGACAATGCTTCTCGCGGCTGATGACCTCGTTGGTCTCAATCCCGCCAATCCGCTCACCTCGATTCGCCAACAGTTTTTTGTTTCAAAGTTCCTCAATCACGCCCGTGATGTTCTGAAGATGGCATTCAAATGCTATCAACGCTTCGGCCCAGATGAGGTTTTCTTCCGTGTTACAGGTGTTGCCGATCCAATGAAGTATAATAAGGGCAACCCTGACGAGGACTTTGATATCACTGTTAGCTTTGACATTCTGAACAACGATCCTGATACACAGGAAGCCCGTATGCAGCAGTTTGTCAGCTTGATGCAATTGGACAAGAATGGCCGCATCAATGCCGATGCTCTCCTAGAGGCAATGGCTTCGTCGATTGATCCTGTAATGGCCGATGCCATCTTGCAGCCAGCCGAGCAAGCGCAGCAGCAGGTGGTCAAGCAGGTCACAGAAGACCTTTCCAAGATTTATGCTGGCATTGAGGTGGGTGCTCGTCCTAACGGCGCTCAAATCGCAATGCAGGTACTTCAGCAGTATGCCCAGCAGCCTGATGTGGCTCAACGTCTCCAACAGGATGAGAGCTTCCGCACTCGCCTAGAGAAGTACGTCAACCAATATCAATTTGCTTTACAGCAGATGCAGAATGCTCAGATTGGCAAGCTAGGCACAGCTCCCGCGCAGATGGGAGAGATGAATACGCAGGGTATGCAACAACAGTAATTTATGGCAATATTCGGAAACTCCCGTCACCCGCTTCAACAGCAGCTAGACTATCTGGCTGATAAGGAACAGTTCTTAGACTTCCTTGACTATGTAGCAGCAGGTCGGGAAGCCGCCATTGCCCAGCTTCACAGGGCAAACGAAGGCCGTATCCGTGAGATAAGTGGGCGCATTCAAGCGTTGGATGAAATCCTATCCACCTGCAATTACATGGCTCTGTCGGCTAAACGCATCAAGCGAGTCTGACATTATTCTGCGAGGTGCTACAATAAAGCCTCGCAATTCTTAGCGGCGTAAAGGCTAAGGAAAAATAATGTCAACAGAAGTCCAAATGGCTAACGCTGGAGCCTCCCAAAAACCAGTGAACACATCCAACATATCTGCGAGTGGCTTTGTCACTCAAAGGTATAAAGCCCAAATGGAGGCTGCTAAGGCGCAAAAATCGCCCCCGCCACCCCCAGTTGAGGAGAAGCCAATTCCTGAGCCAGAAGCTGCGGAACCTACTGAACAGCATCAAGAGCCTGTTCCAGAAAGCCCATCAGCCGATGTTCAAGAAGAAGCCAAAGTTCTTTCTAAGGACGTTGAGATAGAAAACATGAGTGAAGCGGAGCTTAAAGAGCTTGCGTCAAAACTCGGAAGCAAAGCTGTTGCTAGGTTTGGTGAACTCACCGCCAAGCGCCGCGCTGCTGAAGAGCAATTGGCCCAACTCCAAGCTGAAGTTGCCCGCCGCGACGAGAAGCCACTTGAAGCTAAAGTGGTAAATAACCCATATTCAGACCTTGCTACATCAGAAGACTTGCAAGCCAAGTTTACTCAGGTGAACGAAGTCATTGAATGGGGTGAAAACATTCTCGACCGAAGTGAAGACCTTGCTGCTGACGACGTTGTTGCTAACGTTGATGGCAAGGAATACACCAAGCGCGAAATCAAGGAAAAGACACGGGAAGCTCGCAAAGCGCGAGATACCTATCTTCCAGCTCAACATAAGGAAATTAAACTGGCTCAAGACCGCACGGTTTTGCGTCAAGCCCTTATTGAGCGTTCCAAATCGGAACTTTCTTGGATGCAGGGCGACGACAACGACATCCGTAAGCAATACGAGTCTATGATGAGTGATGAGCGACTGAAGGGTTTAGAGAAGGCTCTACCTGACTTGGCTCCACAAATCCCGTATCTCCTAGCTCATGCGGCTAACAGTTTGTATGCTCGTAAACCAGTGGACGTTAAACCGTCCGTTAAACTGGCTCCGAACAGCCCAATTGTTAACCAGTCTGCCGACTCCCTCAAGCCTGAAGTTCGTCAGAACAAGGCTTTGAAAGACCTCAGCGAACGATTTGGAAAATCGTCTAGTTATAAGGACTTCGCAAAACTTCGTGCTCTTCAACATACTAAATCTTAATTATCATGGCCTTTTCAAACACCTATTCGACAACAAATCCAGGTTCCGCCGTTTCTAACCGCGAAGACCTCACAGACGTTCTGACGATCCTCGCGCCAGAAGAAACCCCCATCACATCGCTCGCCAAAAAGAGCAAAGCTACCGCCACTTTCAATGAGTGGACGGTTGACGCTCTCGCTGCTCCAGTTATTGCTGGCGTGCGCGAAGGTCAAGACATCTCGTCCTTTACGGACAAATTCTCTGGCCGCGCCCGTCTCGGCAACTACATCCAACTGTTCCAAAAGAACTACATGGTGTCGCAACTCCAAGACGCCGTCGAGTCCGTTGGCCCAGCGAAGATTGCTGAAGCCGAAGCGAAAGCCATCCGCGAAATGAAGCGCGACATCGAAGCGACCGTTGCTGGTACGCAAGACCGCGCCGTGGAAGATGGCAGCACAACCGCCTACGCCCTCCGTGGTCTTGGCGACTGGCTCGATAGCGCTGGCCCATCTGATGTTCCATCGGACTATCGCACACCTGCTGGTTCGATCAACGGTGCTGGCACAGCCCTCACTGAGTCCGTGTTCAACGGCCTCGTTGCCTCGATCTTCAACAAAACAGGCACTGTTGATGCCCTCACGCTCGTTGCTGGTACGACCCTCCGTCGCACCATCTCTGGCTTTGCCCGTTCTGACGGCAACTCCAGCGAGAACGTGTTCCACGTCAACCAGATGGCGACCGACAAAGAGATTACCCTCTCGGTCAACACCTACGACAGCGATTTCGGTCTTATCACCGTCATCAACGGCAACCCAGCCTGTATGCCTTCGACCTCGTATGGCTATCTCATCAATCCAGACTACATCGGTATTGCCGAGCTGATGAGCATCGGTAGCACCCGTCTGCCAAATCAAGGTGGTGGCGAACGTGGCTTCATTGACGCTGCGCTCACCCTCCAGGTTTACTCGCCCCTTGCCCACGGCAAGATCACAGCGATTGCCTAATTGGTAGTTAGCTAGACCCCCCAAGGCTTGTGTGGTATAATCCGCGCAAGCCTTTTTTATGGAAATTATTACCAAATTGCCTCGGAGTTTTAACGGCGATGCCGACCGAGCATTGTTGAATGAGCTGCGTTATGGCGTTAAATTGAAGGAAGCGTGGGAGAACGAGCGCGAGAAGATTTGCGCCCAGCACGCTGACAAGATCAAAACCGCCCAGAAAGACGGGTTTAAGAGCCTTCGTTGTGTAGCTGTCACCCCAGCATGGGAGTGGTTCAATATGCGTAATAAATACGGCGCAGAGGCCATGCGTGACCGTGGCTTTATGAAAGACTATCAGAAACGCTTCCCTCATCTCAGTCCCAATAAAATCTAATGGCTAACGCAACATATACAGAATTTCTCAACAGGGTTAAGGGGCTGTCTGGCGTTTTCAGTCCAAGCGCCGATCAACTCATCTACTTTGTCCATTTGCTCAATCGTCGAGCTAACATGGCGTATGAGGCTACAGACTATTGGCCGCGCTACCTAGTTGCTGGTGAACTTCGCAACCTAAGCACTACTACCGTTAATGCTGGATCGTTTGTTGTAGGAACAACTTACACCATTCTTGTCGTAGGCAGCACTAACTTTGTGTCTATTGGAGCTTCGGCTAACACGGTGGGCGTAGTCTTTGTTGCTACGGGTGTTGGCACGGGCAGTGGAACAGCTACGCTTAACAGCAACATCGTTCCATTTACACAAGCTGGCAAATCAGACATTGATACGTTTCTTCGCATACACAAGACCTACCAGCCGTTCTATCTCTATTCTGCTCCAGAACTTGAGTATTATGTCAATGCTGAAGGTGCTCACCTAGTGGGTGATACAGCTCCTTCTACTGGAACCTACGTTACCTACAAGATGGTGTGGGATGGCCCCTATACCAATTCAAGCACCACAATCCCCTACGAATTTCTTGACCATTTGGCTCATGCTGTTTATGCTGATTATCTGCGTCAAGATGGTCAAAACGAGAAAGCAATTGCGGAAGAAAACATCGCAAAAGGCATTCTTGATGACCAACTTCAAAAGACTGATGTTTCCCGCGCAACTGGTATGATGGCCCATCGTATCTCAACCCATAATTCCCGCTCCTTCCGCCGATGAATAGCTTTGTTGTTAATCTCTATCCTAAACCCAATGGTACAGCCGCTGGTCAGAATCTGACAGTAGGCGCAACAGCCGTACAGTTTGACCCAGCCACCTTTGACTACAAGACCAATGCGTTCTTTGTCACGGTGCATACCCATGCTGTGATTGTCACCTTTGACGGCACAACGCCCACGGCGTCCAACGGTCATGTCCTTCCAAGTGATTGGTATGGCTGGTGGAGCAAGGATGCTGCTATTGCGGCCAAGCTCCTTCGACACACGGGTTCTTCGGCGGTAGTAACCATCAGTCAATTTACCAACTAATATGTCTAACGCAAAAGTAGTTAACGGCCCGATGCAGGTGATCCCTGTGTCGAACACCACCCACCGTAATCTAACGGTTTCGTCCACTTCTGCTAACTTTATTGGCGCGGCCTTGAATGCCAATACGAGCCATGTTTATTGGACTCTAGCTGGTGCGGATATGCGTTTTACAATTGATGGTACAACCCCCACTGTTTCCGATGGTCACGTCATCAAGGATGGCAATAGCGGCATTTGGAGCCGTACATGGGCTGAATCCGTTAAAGCAATAGCTGTTAGCGGTTCTGGTGTCTTCACGATTAGCGAACTCAACTACCTATAAAATGTCCGGCTTATTCGACCAAATCACCAACTATTCTCCGCCCCTTTTAACTGCCGGACAGGTTAATTACAAAGGGACATGGGATGCGGCTGCTAACTCTCCTACGCTTGTAAGCCCTCCTGCGGCTATAAGTAAGGGTGACTATTACGTTGTCAGCGCAGCTGGCACACAGTTTACTATTAGCTTTGCGGTGGGCGATTGGATTATCAGCAATGGTACGGCCTGGGAGAAGGTTGACCTGACGGACGCTGTTTCTAGCGTGTTTGGTCGCACTGGAGCTGTTGTTGGGGCGAGCACGGACTATTCGTCTGTTGGTCTTACAAACACAGCCATTGGGGCTTCTAGCCCATCTACGGGTGCGTTCACGACCGTTACGGCAAGCAGCACCATTGCGGCTACTGGCGCAGTGACTGGCTCCAATCTTAGCGGCACTAATACAGGCGATCAAACGAATATTACAGGCAATGCAGCAACGGCTACTGCGTTACAAACTGCACGCGCTATCAACGGTGTGAGCTTTGACGGAACGGCTGCAATCACGGTAACGGCTGCTGGTTCTACCCTTTCGGATACAGTCACAATTGCAAAAGGCGGCACAGGCCAAATCACGGCGCAAGCTGCGCTTAATGCTTTGCTCCCAAGTCAAGCTGGTGCAAGCGGCAAGAATCTACAAAGCGACGGCACGAATGTTAGCTTTGTCGCTGATGCTGGAGGCACAGTTACATCGGTTTCTGTTAGCACCGCTAACGGCGTGTCTGGAACGGTTGCAACTTCAACCACGACTCCAGCTATTAGTCTTACGCTTGGCGCAATTACTCCGACTAGCGTTGCTGCGAGTGGTTCTGTGACGGGTAGCAATCTCAGCGGGACAAATACGGGCGATCAGACCATCTCGATTACGGGTGACGTAACTGCTGCGGGTAGCACTGGAGTTCTAACAGCCTCAGTCACCAAAATCAACGGTACTTCTCTTGCTGGATTAACCACAGGTCTTCTTAAAAATACAACCACTACGGGCGTTCCTACGATTGCGGTTTCTGGCACTGACTACGCTCCACCTACTTCTGGAACTGCAATTCTTTACGGCAACAATGCGGGTGGTTTTAGCAACGTAACAGTTGGCAGCGGTCTTAGTTTTTCTTCCGGCACGCTTGCTTCAACTTCAGCCGGAGGATCAGTGACAAGCGTTTCCGTCACTACGGCTAACGGCGTCAGCGGTACGGTAACAAATCCTACTAGCACCCCTGACATTAGCCTTACTCTTGGCGCAATTACGCCTAGTTCTGTAAATTCCGTAGTGCTATCAGGTAGCGCAACACCCACCCTTGCAGTCACAGGCACGAGTTCAATTAGCGGAACGTCTAGCGGTACGAACACAGGCGACCAGACCATCACCCTTACAGGCGGTGTCACGGGTAGCGGTACAGGCTCATTTGCGGCTACGGTGGTCACCAATGCCAATCTAACTGGCGCGGTTACATCAGTTGGCAACGCCACCTCGCTCGGCTCGTTCTCCTCGGCCAATCTTTCGGCTGCGCTCACAGATGAAACAGGTAGTGGCGCGGCGGTGTTTGCAACTAGCCCAACCCTAGTCACGCCAATCCTCGGCACACCATCCAGCGGCACGCTATCGAGCTGCACAGGTCTGCCCATCAGCACGGGCGTCTCTGGTCTCGGCACGGGCATCGCTACGGCTTTGGCGGTTAATAGTGGCTCAACTGGCGCACCAGCTTTGCTTGGATCGGCAGGAGCGTTTACGACGTTATCTGCGAGTGGCGGACTCACGGTAACGGGTAATGCCGATACAACATCTACATTCCGCGCTATTGCTGGTGGTGGCGGCG